GTTGCCCGGTAGCCCGACCGTTGCCGAGAAGTTCTGGGTGCGCGCGCTCGACGTTTTGCAGGGCCGCTCGGAGGCGGTGAAGATGGACGTTGCGCTGTCGAGCGGGCGGGTCACTCTCAGGATGCGCTATAGGTCGGACATAACGAGCGCGATGAGGGTGACGCTGCATCGAGACGTGGACACCGTGTATCAGATCATTACCGATCCGGCCATGATTGGGAGAAAATCTGAGTTGGAACTACAATTAGAGAAATTCACGAGCTAGCATGCAGCCAGATAACTTCTACGTTTACGTGCATAGCAGACACAGCAACGGAGAGCCGTTCTATGTCGGAAAGGGCCGTCATGCGCGCCATAGGGAAACGTGCCGTAGATCGCGTCACTGGAAAAACATCGTTGCGAAAGATGGTGGTTTCTACTTGTCACTCATTGCTCGCGGCTTGGACGAGGAATTCGCTTTTCTTCTCGAAGGCGAAATGATAGACAAATACCGGAGGCTCGGCGTGAAGTTAGCAAACGTTACCGATGGCGGCGATGGAGTCTCCGGTTTCAGGCATACCGAAGAATACAAGAAAGGCATGGCTATTCGGATGACCGGGTATAAGCCAACGCCCGAAACGCTCTTGAAGTTATCTGTCGCAAGTAGAGGAAATAAATACAGCCTTGGGCGTGTGGATAGCGCGGCCACCATAGAAAAGAGAGCCGCTTCCAATCGGGGGCAGAAGCGCACACCAGAGCAACTGCAACGAATGTCCGAGGCGTTGAAAGCGCGAGCGCCATTCTTCACCCCGGAGGCCAAGGAAAAGATGGCCGCCCGCATGGCAGGTAACAAATATCTTCTCGGGCATAAACACAGTGATGAAACAAAAGCCAAGATGAGAGCGGCGCATCAGGCAAGGCTCTGCGGAAAGCAGAAGTTCACGTCATGAGCGAGCAGCACATCAAGGGGCTGAAGGAACTGAACGCCTTCCTGCAGCAGTTGCCCGTAAAAATAGAGCGCAACGTACTCCGTGGCGCGCTCCGCGCTGGCGCCGTGAAGGAACTGCTACCGGAAGCGCAGGCGAACCTGATGGGCGTCGGAGCGGTCGATACCAAAGAATTGCTGAACGGGCTACGGGTTGGCACTCGCGCTAAGGGCGGCATTGTAACGGGCTACGTGAAGGCGGGAGGTCCGCACGCCTACCTCGCGCACTGGGTCGAGTATGGCGTCCGCGCCCACAACATCGCTGCGAAGCTGAAGGGATGGCTATCGTTCGGCAACGTGTTCGTGAAAGAGGTCGCGCATCCGGGAATCAAGCCGCGCCCGTTCATGAGACCGGCGCTTGACCGTAGCGGCACGGCGGCGGTCAACGAAGCGGCACGTTACATGCGGGACAGGCTCGAATCCAAACACGGATTAGATAGATTCATAGACGTCGAAGTGGAGGGTGACGAGTGAAAATGGAACCGGTAAGAATAGGCGATTGTGTGCGCAAATTGACGCTTGAAGTTCAGGTTGATTTAACCGGTGTTCGCTGGTTCGCGTTTCGATTCTGGATAGGATCGCAATTCCTGAAACTGGCGGCGCGCGTCATGGGGTGCGGTATTGAAATAAAGGCGCCTCCTTGTCAGGAGTAGCCGTCATCCGCCATCTACTGGCGAACGCATCTGCGGTTACGGCGGTTGTCCCGGCAACCCGTATCATGGCCGGCGATCTGCCGATCAATGTCACGCTGCCCGCCATCGCCATCACGCAGATCAGCGGATCGCAGCGCCTGACGGTAGCGATGAACGAAGCGCCGAAACTGCACACCGACCGCGTTCAGGTGAGCGTGATCTGCAAGGGGCCGCAGACGGCGACACCGGGCACCGGCTATCCCGGCGTGAATACGATTCTGAAGCTCGTTCTGGCGGCGTGTCCGAACCAGAACGGAACCGTGAACACGTTTTCCGTGGATTCGATAATTCCAGATATTGAGGGCCCGGATCTGCAGGACGATGCGACGAGCCTGTTTTCAAGATCGAGGGACTTCATCGTGAAGTGGCGAGCGTAACGAACACAACCGAGCACCACCACCGGGCCGCGCGAGCGGCCTTTTCATTTCTGAAGGAGCATTGCCATGAGCAGAGTCGAGACCGTAGCAGGATCAGTAATCAGCATTTCCGCCAGCACGCCCAATACCTTCGACGGTGCTGGCTATGCTGGCTCTGGCGTCAACTGGACGGTGGTTGGCGAGATCACCGATGCCGGAGAGCACGGGCGGGAATACGCGCTCGTTACCCACATGCCGATCAACTCGCGCGGCACGCAGAAGTTCAAGGGCAGCTTTTCTGAGGGCAGCAAGACCTTACAATTGGGCTTGGATAATGATGATGCTGGACAAGTGATTCTCCAGGCCGCTCTGCTCTCCGATAACGACTACAGTTTCCGCGTGGTCTATCAGGGCGGCGATACCGATTACTTCCAGGCCAAGGTGATGTCGCTGAAGAAAGCGGCGTCGAGCGTGGACACGATCCGCAGCGCGAGCGTAACGCTTGAGATCACCACGAACAGCGCGGGCGTCGGCATCGTTTCGGTCAACGTGTAAGCGTAGTTCAATAACCCGGAGGGAAAATGTCGAGCCTGACGAAGTATCGGATGGTGGAAACCGGCGTCCTGCACCTGAAGGATGCCGCCGGAGAACCGATGTATGCGGACGGCGCTGACGGCAAGCCTGACCTCTCGAAGCCGATGCGATGGCACGGCTACGGGCCGGGATCGAAGCAATACGCCAAGGCGCTCAATGCCAAGCAGAACCACTACGTTGATCTGAATAATAGGAAGGGAAAGATGAAGGAGTCCGTAGGGGAGGCAGCTCTTACCAACGCGGAGTATCTGGCCACCTGCACGGAACGACTGGAGAATATCGACGAGTCGCCGATCGAAGTGTTCATGGACCAGCAGCTTTCCTTCATCCGTGACCAGATCGCGGAGTTCCAGAAAGAAACGGGCAATTTTACTCCGGGCTTGCCGAAGCCCTGAGCCCGTATGTGCGGGCGTTGGCGTGGTGGCACGCCGTTCCCAGGACGCCGCCAAGCACGTTAAAGAATCCGCCGAAGCAGATCCCCGATAGACGCTCGCGCATGAAGCGGCGTATGGACGATGGCGGTGATCCTGACCTGCCGAACGTCGAGCCCGAGCTTCAGTTCCTGATCGGCTACCTGTTCGATGCCGGGCCTACCAGTGCAGGCGCATCGTCTGGCGTTCCGCTGACATGGTCTGACATACGGGCATGGGAGCGCGGCACTGGCATCACGTTGCCACCGTGGCAGGCACGTTTACTGCGCAGGCTGTCCGCAGATTACCTGTCCGAGTCCCTGACCGCCGACGCGCACGACGCGCCGCCGCCGTGGGTTAGAGAAGCCGACCGCGAGAAGATCGCCAAACACATCAAGCGTGTTCTTAGAGGATGACACTGTGATCGCAGGCACACTCGAAATCCAGATGCTGGCGGGCATTACCCGTCTGCAACAGGACATGGATAAGGCCACAAGCGTCGTTGGCAAGTCCATGAAGGGCATCGAGGGCGCGGTCGCCAGCGCCAAGTCGGCACTGGGCGCGCTCGGCATCGGTCTGAGCGTCGGCTATTTCGTGTCGCTCATCAAAGGCTCCATCGACGCGATGGATAGTCTGCGCGATCTGAGCAAGACAACCGATATAGCCGTTGAAACGCTTTCCGGTCTGAAGCTGGCGGCGAAGCAATCCGGCGGCGATCTGAACAGCATTGCCGACAGCATCAATAAACTGTCTCAGAACATGGGGAAGGACGCGGACAAGTTTCGCGCGCTCGGTGTCACCGCTAAGGAACCGCTCGAAGCGTTCAAGCAACTGGCGGACATATACACGAAGCTGGAAAACCCACAGCAGCGCGCTGCTGTGATGGCTGCCGCTCTCGGAAAGTCATGGGCTGGCGCCGCGCCGTTGCTATCAGAGGGCAGCGCGAAGATTCAGCAAATGGTGGACAAGGGCGCTAGTCTATCAAAAATAACCGGAGACATGACGGACAAAGCGGACGAGCTAAACGACAAGTGGGCAGAGCTATTCAAGACTGGCGGGATGCTGAATACGCTCGTCGGCCAGATGCTCGGACCGCTCATCAAGCTGACGGATCAAATGATTGCAGCACGCGATGCGTCCGATGGATTCCTCGGAAGTATGTCGAGGTTCTTCAGTATCAGCGGAAGCCAAGCGAATGATCCAGGCGGATCGCTTGAAACGATAAATGCAAAGCTTGAAGTTCTAAAAAAGACTAGCGCAGAATTCTCTGGCATGGGCCTGATGGCGCGCATCTTCTCGGCAGACGATGCGGCAATAGTCAAAGGGCAGATTGCTTTTCTGACAAGCCAGAAGGAAATTCTCACTGAACTTCTGAAGAACAAACCAGTAGCGCCAGGCGGCGCAATGGATATGGGAGGATCGGGTAACGTATTCGGAGACGGCGGCGCTTCTGGCCGCGCCGGTGCTTTCCTCGGCGACAAGTCTAAATCCGATT